ACCCCTCACTGGAATAGATGTACACAGTACGCTTGATGGGGTCCACCACGCATCGAGTCAGATACTCATCAGACATTTGGTCTCGTTCGTTGATTACCTGACTATCATAGCACGGTGGGTGGGAGGTGTCAAGGGTTATCTGAAAATAGTTACCTTAACTAATCCATCTCCACCACGGCCTGCGGCCCCCGCTCCTGGAGCACCGCCACCACCACCACCTGGTTGTTGTCCATTAGTGGCACTTCCTGCTCCAGTCCCACCATTACCACCATTTCCTCCATATACTGAAGTTCCCCCGAAGGTTCTTGGTAAAGTACCACCTAGTGAACCAAGTCCTCCTCCACCACCACCATAAATAGAATCAAAATAATCATCACCATATTCAGGTATGGTGGTGCCGCCAGTTCCTCCAAAGAAAGGATTTCCAGAAAGATTTCTCAACTCAAGAACTGATGAAACTAATCTAAGATTGTTTGGGCGGCCGCTGCGCCCTGGAACAAAAGCGTTACCTCCTCCACCTCCCCCAGCAACCAAAACACCAAATGAAGAATCACCACCATCGATGCCATCGGAGGGACCGCCTTGACCAACAGTAACCGATACTGTATTACCAATTTCTGTGGGTAAATAGTATCTTTCATTATAACCTCCTCCACCACCTCCACTATTAAAAGCCAGGACTGGCACTTGTGCCCACCCAGCACCACCTCCACCCCAAACTTGAACAATATAAAACTTATCTCTAGAATCTTTAGTGAAAGTAAAAGTGCCTGGAGTGGCAAACTCAGTAACAGTTATATCAACATTACTACCACCAAGAAATTGACTTAAATTACTCATTTAACTAATCCTCCATCCAATACTACTATCAACATATACAAGTTCTACTGTATAAAATTCTTGATCTATTGTAAGATCTTCTGCAAGGTTCATAATAGGAATTACATTTCCTGTTGTAAATGTAACATCAGTTCTATTAAAAACGCTAACCTTAACTTTATTTCCAACAAAAGCATCTGAAGGCAATGTTAAAGTAATGGGTCCAGCTGGAGCGGTTGGTGAAACAGTACAATGCTCAAAATTTGCCAGACCTTTGCTTGATGTTGTTGTTGTGATTGTATAAGGTGCATTTATAAATTGACTAGCTCTAAGTGCCATTACTCATATTCTCCTTGTATTCTATTTATACCAAGACCCACCCTTTCACATTCTCATCATTTATTTCTGAAAAAGTTCCAGAAAGCGTATTAACATCAGACTGATATGGTCTTCCAACATAAACAAAATTATATGTTGTATTGGGAACATCTAATATAATTCCATCACTTAATGGAACTGTTCCTGTTTGTGCAGGAGTGAATCCTAAAATATTACTTGGTGGATTGTTTGGGGATAATGCTGGAACTGGATTTCCTGTTACTCTAACTGATTGGAATGTTATTCCAGTTCCAACATGAATTGAAACCTTATTTCCAAATTCTGGATTCAGTGGGAGTTCTAATCTAAGTTCTTGTGGGATAGGAGTTCCTGATGCGGAACCATTTATATAGTGTACATAAAAATCACCGGCATTTAATTGTACTGATTCATAAGTAGTGGGAGTAAAAGGATTATCTGGAACTGCATAATATACTGATCTTTCATAATCAGACTCTGCAGAAAGTCTAGAGGTAGGAGTTACCTTACTATAAGTTTTTTCAAATGCAGTACCAGAAGCAACTGTTACTTCTTCAGTGATATCTCCAGAACCATTCTTAAGTCCATCATAAATTTCAGTGAAATTGGAGTTTATTTTTAATGCACCTGCCAAAAGACTATCAGCTGATGCAATAGGTGTCGTTGTTATGCCTTGATATGCCATCGAATCTAATCTTTATTGAATATTTATCAATTACTTGAAAATCAGGTCTTCATAATGTATGCAAGAGCATAGTATGGAGGTCTGTTTTCGTGGTAGTTGTCTGCACCTGCTGAATTTGTAGAGTCTGTTGTAAGATTATTGTTCGTTGCAAGAGCATATCTATCAGATTGAGTATTAATGTTAGTATTTCCAGAAAATCTAGATAGTTGGTGATTGTGAGATGGCATCTCAGCAGTTGTCAGTTGATGAGCAACTGAACCACCAGTATTTCCAGGAGCATAATCACCAATTGGATTACCATTATCAGCATTGAAAGTAACACCAGTTCCAGTGTCACTACTAGCACCAACAATAAATCTATTTCTTAAGTCTGGCGTAGAATTTGTACCATCACAAATTACCCATCCAGTTGGAATGGTTGCAATAGTTCCAGACCACATAATGATGCCACCACTAGGAAATATAGCAGAATAAAGTTCAGTAAAATTATCATTAATCTTTGTTCCACCAAGTCTAATATTATCGCCAGTTCCATCATTTGGTACTGTTCCAATATTAATTATTTGTTGAGCCATCTTAAAATTTTATTTTAAGTATTTAGTTCTGCGGTTACTTGATAGTAACATTCAATTGGAATCTTTGCATCGGAATCCAATTTAATCTCTTTGATGTTAACATATTTCACAAAAATCTTATGGTACATTCCACATGGAGTTATGGATACTGTAATTGTTTTGGGATTGACAGTCTTTTCCCATTCCTTTGGTAGCGAAATTGTATTGTTATGAAAGACTTTTCCTCTTGCAATAACAAGATTATCAGTGTTAGTGTAAATTGTATTATTCATATTACTGTCTGAGTATTTAATGTATTTAATATTGATTCATATTTATCTACTTCATCATTCTCCCCACCAATAGATTGTCGGGATGTCCAAATTCTTATTGCATAATCAGCCCTTTTTTGTCTAAGAGCATTACTCAACTCAACTTTTTCTTGAAAACCTGCTCCTGCTCTTATGGAATCTCTTGCAGATTCGGCATCACTAATTGCATTGTCTTCTGCAGTACAAGAAGATGAGATATTTGTATATAAAAGTAAAAAATCTGCAGGTGTTACTGAAGAACCATCGGGAAATATTGTGCTAGGTTCTTTATCAAATCCAACATTATAATAAATTTTTCCTCCACCAACTTTAGGTTCTTTTACTTTTTCTCCACCTTTTTCTGATCCTTCAAGTTCTGGTTTCCAACTTTGAGTCGCTGATGGATTTCCATTGTTAACAACTCTAATCTCAACACCAATTCCAACAGTTGATGAATCCATAATTCCAATTTCTTCTTTTGAGAATGGATTTTTTGTAAATGGAATACTATATTTAAATCTTTTACTTTTTTTATCTTCAAATGTTTCTGGATCAGTAACAACTGTGTATGATACATAAGAACCATCACTTTCGGGAAGACTTGAAAATCCCACTGTAGGATTTTCTAAAATCAATGTAGTAGTTGTAAAATTTGATGTAGCAATACCAACAACTTCTTCTAAAATATTTACATCCGCATAGACGGTGGTAGTACCAAACCCAACAATTTTATTACTCTGAATATCTGCACCAGTGAACACGCCATCTTTTGAAGAAATAATCAAATTGCCAGTTGATATTCCCAACTCATCATTTATTTCAGAAAGAATTGTTAATACTGTTGAAGCTATACCAATCTCTCCAATAAAGGTTGCAATTGTTGTATCGCCAATGTCCTTAATATAAGGTTGTTGCTTATAACGCAATCCATACAAATTTTCACTAATAACACCACTACCAATAATTGGACTTCTAACTACTGCAGTAGCTATACCTAAAGTATCTGGGTCAATATATTCAAAAGTTACTGCATATCCAGCTTTTGCTGCATCTCCAGTAAGTAAACTATCTCTGTTAATAATATAATTTCCAGGTTGAACAGTATCTGGAGTAATTCTCCAAAATTGATCTGATTTACATCCTCCAGAAGTTATTCTTGATTGATATGCATTTTGCACACCAACCATTGAATTATTTAATGAATTTATTGTGCTCAATAAAATTTTATCTACATCTTTAATTGAATTATCATAAGGTTCTTTTTTGGCATCTAATACTAGTATTGTTTCTGCAAAATAATCTATATTTTCTATTTTTTCTTCTACGTTTCTCTTTATTTCATCAGTTATTTGTTCAGGTATTGCCATTTTTATTCTCCATTTGACTTAACTTTTCTCTAATAACTTCTTTTACAATTCTTTCCATATTATCATTCTCAAAAGAGAATTCATATCCTTGATTTCCTCCAGGATAATCTTGATGAGAATTTCCTTCATATTCGACAATTAAGTCATCATCATATCTAGAAGCATGAAGTAAATAAAAATATTCTCCAGGATCATCTCCTCCAATATAAACTTTATTATTTTCGATATTTTCTACAGATAATTGTCTCGGAGTTCCTATGGGTGTTAATTGAACACTAATAGTTTCTTCTCTCACTAAACCACTCCAATAGTCTGGCATATCAATAATCTTTCCAGAACATTTGCCGTGCTTGTATACTCCTATTTCTGGTCCTTCAAGACAAACGTGCCTAAGCCTCCAACCTTCTTTTGTTGGATGCTTCATATCAAATGGTCTACTCTTTTTATCAGAAAGAATATTTGATCTGGCAATTACATCCACATTAGAAGTGATAGCACCAGTAACAAGCAAAGATCCATTAATTACAGTAACTCCATTTAGAGTTTTTCCACCAGCTCTTGCTTCTGCACCTGCCTGTGCCTTTGCTCCAGCAAGAACTTCTGCACCAGTTAAAGTTTTTGCACCAATCCAATTTAAAATTCCAGTTCCATTTGTAATTGGAGAAACTATGTTAAGTACAGTTTGGTTTAAAATACTAATTATAGTTGAGTTTACTTGAATGCCAACAGGACCTGTTGGATCTCCAAGCATCACGTCCAATGGAGTTGGTGGTAAAGTTCTTGATGATACTTTAAAAATGGATAGTGGAGGAGGTGTAAGTGCCTCTACATTTACACACCTTGCAACCATTAAATTAGCTTCTGCTACTGGATATGTTAATGGGTTACCAACAATCATTGGTCCCTCAATATATGCAGAACCTCTAATTTCTGTTGGTCCTATACCCAATCCAACGGGTTCCCCACATCCAACAAATAATCTTCTCCCTACAAATAAATCGGGTACTTTCATTTCTTATCCTAATATATTTTCTAGTGTTTGTCTAACTTCGTTTATATATATGTTGCCCAGACATGGCTTAGATCCAATTTTTGGTCCTGCTGATATTGCAGTCGATGAACCATCAGCAAAGTCAATTAATCCCCCATAAGCATTTAAAATAGACTTACCAATAATATTCAAAGTATCGTTTGAGGCCATCTTAACGCTTACACCACCCTGAATATCAATTTCACTCTTACTATTTAAAATAATTTTTTCATTTGCAGAAAGACTAATAACACCATTGTCCAATCCAGGACCATCAGCAGTAATTAACTCAATATTTTGAGCACAAATTTTAATTCTTCCTGATGGTGCATTCAAAAGAATGTCTCCATCAACAGCATCGAAAACAATAGCATAATTTTCACTTGTTGTTTTTGCTTCTTTATCTGTAGTTGATGGTGCTTTTACGGAGTCTCCTGCTTTAACTTGAAATGTTCCTGTAGATCTTATAGTTGTTCCGTGCTTACGACTAGCACTTCCAGTAGATGACATTTCAATATAGTGGTTTGATTCTGTACCACTTCTAACAATGAATGCATCAATTTCATTGTTTTCTGTGATGTGGCCAAATTTCAATTCACCATCTTTATTACCATATCTTATTGTATGATAGTTTTTTGCTTTAGTCATTATAGAGGTACTCTAAAAAATTCTCTTCTTGTTTGTGGAATCTTTCCAACACAATCAATGACAGATATAATCTTGTCTTGAATTTCTGGTGTTGGTTCTTTAAGTTCATCTTGCGATATTCTATCTATGCAGAATCTTGGAAGAACTCTTGCATTATATCCAGTCTCTGTTTGAATAAAGATTTCTGGAACTTCTGTAAATCCTTCTCCTGGAGATGTAACCTTAACACTATTAATTAATCCAAATGCACCCAAAGTAATCTCTGCGGTTGCACCATTGGATGGTTCAATCACAACACTATCTCCTTCAGAATATAAGAATCCTGGATCTGATATTTCCAATCCACAAAGATATAGTATGACTGGATATGAACCGTCTGAAGATGATGGATAATCTTCATATGGTTTCACATCAGGTGCAGATGGTGTAGTAATTGTACCTGAATTCTGTACAATATATGGTACTCCTCCAGGAATAACTTCACCAGTTCCTTCTATAGGTGTGCTTGTTCCTGGTGGAGTAGTTACAGTATCTCCTACATTTACTGGGATAGTATTTCCTGGCGGAACTGGGATTTGCCAATCACCATTTGGATTTTGGATTGTAGTATCTTCTGCTTCAGCCCATGTTCTTCCTCCGCCACCTTGGTCTCCATTTGGTGTTGGTAAATATCCTGTTCCAGTCTCATCCATGATGACTGCAATAACACCTAATGTTGTTTCATTATCACCTAAGTTTCCAATGTCTTCATTATTCCCATCTATTGCTCCAGTACCAGTATCAGTACCAGTACCAGTACCAGTTCCATCAGTGTTACTCTTAGGTACTCTACCAATAATGGCTCTTCCGAATGCACCTCTACCTTTACCGCAGGCATCTACAAAACGAACAGTAGGTGGATTTGAGTAACCACCACCAGTATCTATAATATCAACGCCCAAAACTTCTCCAGATGCACTTACAATAGCATTACCAGAAGTTCCAGAACCTCCACCACCAAAAAATTCTACTGTTGGTGGACCACAAAGAATGGCATTTATGTTACATGGATTATCAAATATATCACCAAAATCTAAATCAAAATCAAAATTATCAGGATCAACAGACTGTTGAACTCCCCCTGCAAATGACTTGACTTTGTTTATAATTCCACCAATATCTAGATTTAATCCTTGCCCACCACCATCATAGATACTCCACTCCTTAATTTCAGCACAACTTGGAGGGTCATCGCATTTAATAAAACTCAAAATTGATATAACAATATCAAATATATCACCAACCAAATCAACTGCACCAAGAATTGCATTAACTGGGCCCATAATTGCTTTAATTGCGGAGTTAAGTAATCCACTTAATTTACCAATGATTCCACCTAAAATATTCTCTGCAGCACAAAGAGGAACATTAATATACTTATTAACAGCAGATAATAAGAACTTAGTAATTACTGATATTAATTGCCCAATAATTTTCCTGAACAGACAAGTAATTAATTCATTCGCAGTTTCAATTGCAACCTTTGCTTTTGGTCTGGCATTCGGAAAAAGAATGTAATAAAAATTCTTTGCACCTCTTTCAATATTTTCTTTTACTCTCTTCTGTATTTCAAGTACAACATTTTTTATAGCTCCAGTTACTGCTCCTGCAACCTTTGCAACTTTATATGCAACATATTCTTCTACTCCAAAAGATTGGCCATCCTCACTAATAATTTCATTAGTAATTGAGTATCTCCAATCATATATTTCTTTCTTCTTTTTCTCAATATCAATGATAAGTTTTTGTATCTTTAATTGAATACCCGAAAAATTAATTAAATCACAATTATACGGAGATGCTATTGGAGATGGTGTTCTTTGGTCTTCTGCTGCTCTTTGGTCTGCTGCAGTATTAGCCTTATCAGCAGAATTTGAAACAGATTCTCCAAGGCCTGTTCTAAGACTTGGAGAACCTCCTGGTGGAATAGAATACTTCGCAACTCTTGCTGTACCTGTACTACTTGTATATCCGGAAAGAGTATCAAAACCATTCTGCTGTACTCTTTTCAATACCGTTTGATCATTATTACCAATACATCCAAGAATTATAGGTTCATTTCCATCAATACCATCTTTATAAAAACCAATGACAACTGAACCCTGTCTTAAGTTTGATGTTTGATAACTTGCTGCATGGCCTGTTCCACCAGTGACGGGATACACTACCTCACATAATTCTAACTTATCATCACTAAGTTTTTCTCTTACACGAGTATGTTTTCCTACAATTCTAACTTTATATCTTGCTCCCCATCCTGGAAGTTCATCTAGTGTATTCCACTTTTCTGCAATCTCATTTCCTTTCCAAGACTCATCAGATACAATAATCCCAGTCCACCAATAGAGTCCTGCTGATCCAATTTGTTCCGGGTTAAAATTTACTTGAGTCATCTTTTAAATGGTTTCCTTCCGTAAGAATCTCTAACAAGAGTAAACTGAGTCCAACAACCCTCTCTGGCATCAACTTGTTGTGCTAAGTTGGCTATCATATATATCCCACTATTTTTACCGCTCACTACTTGCGTTTTTCCTGGAGACTGTTCTGGAAAATCACAGAATATAATGTCACCAACTCTGTGAGAAAAATCTCCAGCAATTTTTGCGGTTAAGACAATAGTAAACAATTGATTATAACGACTTGCTGCCTGTGCAACAATCTCATCTACATTGTAGTCTTTCTCTTTTGATTTCTCTTTATTTAACTCTTGCTTTACACCAATTGGTTGCATCTTGCCAATAATTCTTGTTGGTTTATCAAACATTTCTTTAGGTAAACGTGGTAAGTTATTTCCTGCAAGATTGATTCCTTTTTCACCTTCTTTTTGAGAACCTATGTTCTTTTCTTTATATTCATTATCATAAAAATTGTATGTCTTAACTTGAGAACCATATGCACCTATGCTCATTTTTTGCTGAACATCAATATTAATAATGGGCATATACTCAAGAATCTTTCCATCATATTCGTCTGGAAGTTCTGTAGTATTTGTGAAAACATATTTTTTATATTGTATTCTTTCAGAGTCTAATAGTGATTCTATAGATTTAAATTTAAATCCATCATAATTTTCATAAAAGAAAAATCCTGCAGATTTACTTGTTCCATCTTTTGGTACGGACCTTTTACCTAACCAAGTACATTTATAAAATGGTTTCTCAACATGGCCATTAAATGAATACACATTATCAGTTTCTTCAATATCAACATCTTTCTCTGTTCTCAGATATTGTTTAAGAATATTTTCTACTGAGACTGATATTTTACCATCGAAAGGTCCATCAACTCTTGTTTCTACAAGTTCATTCATAAAAAATTCTTTGGTTACCAAATCAATTACAAATACCATCTTCTGAGTATCTTCAAGTTTGTTTCTAATTTTTGCAACATAAAGACACTTCTCATCGATGAATTCCAATTTGTTTTTATATCCATCTTCGATTACAAGTTCTACTCTTTCACCACCACACATATCCAAACCATCAATCAATCCAAGATATTTTTGATTCTGAGAATCTCTGACAGCATATCCAATATCTGCTATTGTTACAGTAGCAGATACTTGATTCTCCAATATACTTTCATTGTATTGTAGATTCAAAAAATATCCTTCACCTGTTGTCAAGTCAACAGAATTTTTTCCATCATTGGAATATATTTTAAACTTTCCTATGTTATATTGCCTTGCAACCTGATTCTCTAATCCCATTATCCTACAGATAGTGCTGCTATATTATTATCTATGTTAGAACTAGAAGAGTCTGCTACAAATCCACCACCTCCCATTCCACCCATTGAAACTGGTTTTTCTATAATTACTCTCTGCACCATAATAGTATTGCCACTCATAGATGGATTATAGTAACTTGTATAATTTTTTAACACTGAAAGAGAATCTGTATAGTTTGCTTTATTAAGAGCACTCAGCAGTCCAGGATAGTTATCTTCCAGTGCAGCTGTGGTATCGGCATCAAATACAAATTCATTTCCTCTATCTCCAAGAATTGCCTTTGTTAATCCTCTAACCCATCCTCCAGATTTATATGCAACGTGAACATGGTCTTGATGATACCTATCGTTTCCTGCGTGGAGTAATTCTACAGGAGAATATCCAGTCTTTTTTCCAAATTTGTCAATCACACTAAGAATTGGCGGTTGTTCATAATCGTATGCACCAATATCAATTGCTCTCCCGTCATAGTGATAAGAATTTTTAGAATGAACTGAATTAACGCCACCAAATTCAGGGTGTTCAGTCACTGCTTGGAAATCTGGTCCTTTCCTAAGTTCGCTCTCAATAAATCTACCAAGTTCTCCGGCAATTTTACTTCCCTGAGAACCATATCCAGAACCTTTTGTGATAGAACCAGATTCAGAATAAGAAATTTTAGAAATATCATCTCTTGTTCCTGTAACATCAGCAAATCTTAACATCAAGTCTTTTAGTTTTTGTGAGTACATGGGATCAGTAGCATAACCTTCAGAACGAAGCATATCTGCCGCATTTTCTGCACTACTAGCATTGTTAACTCCATCATACCCACGATAGTTCTTGTACCATTGAGTTACAAGATGATTAACTGAATCTTGTGGACTATCAAAGTTCTTAAATCTTGCTGCAGTCTGAACAGTTTTTCCTCCATAAACTTCTTGAGTTGATGAAAGTGTTGCAGACTCACTTGACGTTGCCTTAATTCCAAAGAAATTATTTTTTCCTGCAAGACTTTGGCCCCAACCAGATTCCAGCGCAAACTGTGCAGCTACAAGTTGAGGATACTTTGCACCTGCTGCTTCTGCCATTGCATAGAATGCCTTCCACTTCTCTATTTGGGAACCAGTAATTACTCCCGAAGACTTTCTTGATTCTGGTTTTTCTGATTGTGATTGTCCGGGTTTTATTTTATCTTGGTCTTTTGTTCTATTTTCTTTTGCAGTGACTGGTTTTTTATTCTTAAAGAAATAATCATAAACTTTACCTCCAACCCAATCACCCAAAAGACTTCCAATAACTGCTCCAATTGGACCACCAAGACCAGTTCCGATTGCACCAACCAATGCAGTTCCTATTGCTTTAAATGCAGAACGTCCAAGAGGTTCCTTAAAAACAAAATAATTTAATGCAAAATCTATGAATGCACCAACGATTGGAATTCTTTTTACAAGTGGACTTATAAACCTTTTAGTTAACTTTAATGCTTGCTTAGAACCTCTTCTACCTAATGTTTTTGCTACAGCACCTCTAGTAAATTTTGTCAATCCACTTCTTTGAGCAGACTTTGGAAGATTTTTTAAATTTTCTTTTCCAAATCTTTCAATAAATTTGTCTCTACCATACCTTTGAAAATATCTTCTCTGTGCACTAGCATTTACTCTTCTCCCTTTAGTATCAAATCCTCGTTTTTGAACTCCTTTACCACCTCCTCCTTTACCACTAAAATCAGTTCCACCACTTGCAGCAATGGCTGCAATGATTGCAATGTTTGCAAATCTATTAAATTGCTTACTGAATTCGTCAAACTTTTTTTCCGCATCCTCACCACCGATTTTCTTTGTAAGTTCTCTAACTTTATCATATGCATTATATCCAAGTTCAATAAAGGAAACTGTAGCATTTAAAATCTTTCCAGAAAAATAGATAAGAAAATCTGAGACTGGGCCTATAACCTTTCCAATTTGTAATAATCTTGGAAGATACTCTCCAAAATTATTAAGAAAGTTTCCAAGAAGACTATAGAAAATAAAATTCCCAATCTTGTCTAAGAAACTAAGACCAGGTAAAGATAAAAATTTAGAACCTTCTTTTTTCTTTTTCTTTTTTCCTTCTAAAGATCTTTCCTTTTTATCTCTACTTTCATTCTCTAAGGATTTTCTTTTTCTTTCCTGCTGCTTTTTTATAAATTCATTTCTATTGCCAAGAATTTTATCTATCTTAATTGTACTCTTTTTAATCTTAATGACTTCAAATAATATAGATTTCCTTACAATCTTTGGTGCTTGTTCTTCAGTTTCTTCTGGTTTTATATCAGAAGCCTTTACAATGGCAGAAGATTTTGGTTGTAAATTTGCTATTGGCACAAGAAATTTTTGGTTGTCCAAAGAATTTCCCGATGACTTTGATGGTGGTAGTAGTTTTTCGGAGTCTATTACTGCCATTTTATACTATCCCGTATATTCCTGCGTTTATAGATGCTTTATCACTAAAAGGACTTCCAATAAATTCTGGAATTTTTGTTCCATCATTCACACCCATCTGTTTAGGAGGTAATGATTGTACTATATCTGGCAAAGGAATGAATGAAGAACTAGAACCACTGGGAAGTGGTCCTGGAATCATCATATTAACTCTTGAACCAGAAGTTAATTGTAATTGAGAATAATTCTGATTTGGCGAATAGTTTACTGGGTAACTATTCGATTTCATAATATTCTGAGAAATCATCTTGTAATTATTTGTGTACCTATTCCCAACATTTCCAACAGAAACATTATTATAACTTCTGGAAGTCATTCCTACAGGAGGTTTTTCACGGTTCTCAACTTTATTTTTTCTCAAAGATTGCATATTAAAAAATGGTAACTTAAATTTATTTGGTTTCGTACTAATCTTCTTTTTACCGATCATTCCACCACCAGCAGCAAATTGTATATTATTAATTGTAGAGGGTTTGTTGGTTCCTCCACCAATCTCATTCATACCTAAGAAAGTATCTGCACCAAAAGTATCAACTGCTGGTTTGGAGATTACAATTTCTCCTGGAGTTGCTGCAACTAACTGTGTATCAGAACCAGCACCAGATATTTTCAATCCAGAACCAGAATTAATTACCCCACCACCATCAAATCTAATATCTTTTGCTGATATTTTATTTTCTGGAACTGACCCACCGCCGCTAAATCCATATGATTTTGTCTGTCCAGTTTCAAGTTTATTAATTTGCTCATCAATTTCAGATCCAACACCCTGAAGTTTTTCTAAGAAACCTAAATTTTCTTTTTGTTTTTTCAGTGCTTCTATCTTTTCCTCTTTACTACCAGGAGCTGCTTGAGTTTTTCTTTCTTCTGCATCAACAGTCTCTGGGAATAGTTTAGGTACAACTGCGCCTGCAGCAAATAATCCTGCACCAACACCTGCAGCAAGAAGTGCAGGATTTTTCTTCATAAAAGATAAAAGTTTTGGAATAGCAAATTTGGTAAGTCTAAAGGTCAGTTTTAAAACAGTTCCAATGAATGCTCTAATAAATCTACCAAATGGATTTGTGAAAAGGAATAGTGCTCCTAGAATTGCAGGCCACCAATCCTTCAAAAATCTTACAATAGTATCTACTTTCTTTTTATTTTTTTCGTCAGAGAACCAATCTATAAATGAACGAAATGCTCTTCCCAAAATACTATATGCAAGAAATCTGAATATAGAATTCAAAACTCCTCGTATTGGAGAAAAAACTTTTGCAATAGAACCTAATGCTCCGCCCTTTTTCTGTTTTTTCTTTTCTAATTCAGATTCTCTTTTATTTCTTCTTGCAATCTGATCTCTTTTTCTCTCAAGTTCTGCAGTTTCTTTTTCTAACCTAACTTGATCCTTTAAACTATCAAGAATACTTTCTACAGTTTCTCTGATTGTAATAACATTTTCTAATAATCTATCAGTCTTTTCTTTTGACTCTTCACCGGAAACCTCTGCTTCAGGAATAATGGCTTTACTTACAAGATAGTACTGTTGCTTATCTTCTTTTCTAATTGCACCAGATATGCCACCAAGGTCATCTGCAGTTATCTTTTTCTTCTTTAACTTAAATCTACCAACCTTTCTTCTTACTCTTTTTAATTCATCTTGCAGTAACATCACCTCCTCTGTTGGGATGTCCTTTGTACCCAATACACTATACCTTATATTTGCTTCTTTTAAAAGAGTCTTATAGGTATCATAGTCAATGTCAAAAGTATCTTCTAGACCTAAAAGTCTTAATATCCTTTCATCAATTTCTTCCTCAACTAGATCATCTTCTCGTGTTCCTTCATAGAGGGCAAGAGCTCTTTCTCTTTTACCCTCATCTTGAATACTGTTTAGTAGATCATCTAAGTCGGGAAAATCAGGATCCATTAGATTGCTGCTTTTGTTTTTCTTCTTCCAGATGATTTTTTAATAAAGTAACATAGATGTCCCGTTCCCAGGGAATCAAATTTTCAATCTCTGTCAAAGAGTATTTATGGTATTGGAGGAGAGCAAAATTTAACATATAATAATTTTCAAGATCCATATGGATCATTGCTATACGAAAAAAGATGATAACCCTTCAAGAACAACTTCACTTTCAACTTTGGTATTTGGATTGGTTATTTTAATATTATGAGCTAACTTTGGCATAGTCTCAAAAAACTTCTCAATCTTTTTAAATTGAGACGAATTCATTTGATCTAAAAACTCATTAACCTCCTTTTTAGTTACATCACTAGTTGACCAAACTTCATCTGCTGTACAAATCTTATCAATACATGATGCAATCAGATCAAATGCCTGGTCCATATCATTGGTTGCATTCAAATCAAAATTGTTCTTAATGAACTGCTCAAGTGATGGATATCTCATTTGAAGAACAATGTCATCATCAATCTTAATGTTTTGATCATGACCTTCATACTTTTGTACCTCAATCTCATCGACTAAAATCTTAACTGATACTGTTGTTTGACCATCATCTGGACAAATGACATTAACTTCAATCTCTTCTCCTACAGATTTTCCTCTGATATTGAGAAACAAATATTCAATATCAAAGGTTGGTAAAGTTTCTACTTTAACTCCTCTTGTTTGAATACAACTCTTAATAACTGTTTTTATTGATTCTGTAATTTGCTTGGGATCTTCACTCTCAAGTGCAAGTACGAGCAACTTTTCTTCTCTAACTAAAAATGGCCTATACTTAATTTCTTTCCCTGTTGATGGTAATGTCAAGAAATAAGTAGGCGTCGAAATCTTTGGTAATGGCATAATGACCTATAGAATTTCAGTTCTGATTATTTATCACCGTGCTCGGAAGTTATATCAGTTAGCATCGCCATTGACAATATCATCCTTTTTAATTATATCTCTAGAAAGAACATAACGACTGTAATTAAAAGATACAGTGCACTTTAAGAGTTGAGAAGAGTCATAAGAAACTGGTATTGAATTAATGCTTATTGGAAATGCATTAATAAACTGATAAGTCAAATATCTCCCAGAATAATCTTTTTCAAATTTAGTTATTGAAAGATAATCACTCTTATAAAAATCTGGAAAATTTATTCTATAATTGTAATTGGGGGTTCTTTGGCGTTTTATATCATTTTCACCAACAATAAATGATAACCAGCTCTCAAAGTAATCAATAATATAATGATTTACATCTACGTAAAAAGTAAAGTCTGCATTTTGATCATATAGTCTTCTGTATGCATGTCTTTCAGAAACTCCAGTATAATCTCCATTAATATCAGTTGTTGCCAAACTAGAACCTGGCAATGATGCTTCACAACAAGATAACTCAATCAATTCTTGGTTTGAATTCCAATCAGCACCAAGAAATCCTGCACTCTTTCTCTGCTCCTGAAATTGTTGAAGTGGAGAATCGTTAGTTCTTTTTGGTGGATTAAATTGACAAACATAATGAGAAGTTAATGCTGGTTGCAATAACTTACTTTTAATCTCACTCATTCTATAAGGTCTTACGTTTGTTGCTGCCATCTATAAATATTTCTACCTTATATATTATGTAGTAAAGATAATGGCACAAAGTATAAAAAGTAGATTTAAACCATCATACCCACAAAAATATAAGGGAGATTCAAATAATATTATCTGTAGAAGTAGTTGGGAAAGAAGATTCTGTAATTGGTGTGACCTGAACGAAAATATATTAGAGTGGGGTTCTGAAGAATTTTGGATTCCATATAAATCTCCAGTAGACAATAGAGTTCATAGATACTTTCCTGATTTTATTATTAAGGTTAAAGAATCTACTGGTCAGATTAAAACCTATGTGATTGAAGTAAAGCCAAAAAAACAAACCATACAACCAAAAGAACCAAAAAGAAAGACAAAAAGTTGGTTGTATGAGATGAAGACATATGCAGTTAATCAAGCAAAATGGAAAGCTGCAAAAGAATTCTGTGATGATAGACTTATAGAATTTAAAATCATAACAGAAAACGAACTCGGACTCAAGTAATGGCAAAAGGATTTGGAAATGATATTCTCAAAACTTCTAGTAGAGTATCTCGATTAAAAAGAAAGATTGATGGTTTAACTGACTCCGAATCCATTATGCTAGAAATTATGGATGTCTTTAGAGAGACTGAATTCATACCTGATGTTGGTAGATATTATACTTTCATTTACCTTCCCAAAACTTCCAATATTAGATTTGATCAATTTCCTTTGATTGCATGTACTAGTGTTCAGAAATGGGGATTTAAAGGAATTAATTTTCATTGGGGAGAATCTAGAAATTATACCTGGCAAGAAGTGTCTGGTAAACTTCATATCATAGAAAACAATGAGATTGATTATCTTCGTTCTGTTAATTATGCAAGATTCTTACAATCATAACTAAATAAAGAAAAGTACTCATAAAATGTTAGCAACAGTTCCTGGATGGAAATATACTAATGAAGGCAAATTAGAGGCTACTTTCGTACAAAAAGTGAGAGGAAATGGGATCGGAGCACCAACTACAACAACATTTAATCAGGATGTAGTTGTAGTATCTAATCCAGATAATGGTGCATATGATGTTTATACAACTAACAAAAATGCTTTTGGTATAAGTCTAGGTAGGACGCCTTTGTATAGTTTTAATCCAACTACTGGTAAGTCAACACCTTATGCAGAAAATAAAAGTTTATATGACCAATATTATGGTGATGCAGATGGGCAAAGACAACAAGATACTTTAAATAAATCAATAAGAAGTGGTATTATAAGAAATCTTGAATTAAATGCAACTGATCCTGTAGTTCAAAGAAATCTAGATAATATTAAACAAACTCCAGGATACAGTTCAACACCATCTGGCGCCGATGCAGGTGGCGGCGGTGGCGGCGGCGGCGCATCACAAAATAATGCCCTTACTACTGGTTCGGTAATATCTAATGTGCAAAATGATCGAATTTCGGCAGATCAAACAGCAACTTTTGAATCAGTCTTTAATAAAAAAGTCTTAGTATATCCAGAGGCATTGGAAAGTGATATAGTACAAGACAAAATTCAGTTTAAATTTATTAGATATGTACCAAGATCTATTGATACTAGTTCGACCTTTTTTAATCCTGGAACTAGAAATCTAAAAGAAGAATTTGGAACTGTTTATTTGCCAATTAACACTATTAATGACAATAATAGTGTTAATTGGAATCAGGGAGAGTTAAATTCCGCACAGTATGAAGGAGTTGCAGCATCAAAAGCAATTCAAGATAGTACAGTTAAAAGTTACATAGACTCATTTAGAACTAAATTGGAAACTGCAGCTGCTGATGAAAGGACAAAAAATGCTTTAAGATTATATCTTGCAGGAAAAGCAACTAGTACTACTGGTTTACTATCAAGATTTGGTGGTGCTGTATTGAATCCAAATCTTGAATTATTATTTCAAGGACCAACTCTCAGACCATTTGATTTTAATTTTAAACTCTCTCCAAGAAATTCTACTGAGGCAACAAGCGTAAAGCAAATCATCAGAGCATTTAAACAATTCTCATCTCCAGGAACAGCAGTTAATAACTTATTCTTAACTGCCCCACCAATATTTCAGATTAAATATATAAGAGGTTCTAATGGAAATGATGCTCATCCTTCATTGAATTTAATAAAGACTTGTGCATTGAAAAATATGAGTGTTGATTATACTCCTGATGGTTCTTATGCCACATATGCAGATGAGACTAACACTATGGTTTCCTATAGTATGTCACTCTCTTTTCAAGAGTTAGAACCTGTTACTCAAGCAGATTATGATACAAACTTTAGCACATCAGGAATAGGTTACTAAAATGTCATCATACTTCAGACAAGTACCAAACTTTGAATATGTTAGTAGAGATGTTGATCAAAGACAAATATCAGAATATGCTCCAGTAAAAAATCTTTTTCGTAGAGGAAAACTGAGAGAAGATATTTTTGGTAACCTTTCTTTCTTCACAAAGTATTCTATTGTTGGTGATGAAAGACCTGATAATGTAGCATTCAAGTTTTATGGTGATGAGAATCTTGATTGGATAGTTTTGATTTCCAATAATATTCTGAACATACAAACAGAATGGCCTTTAGAACAAAATACTTTCAGCAATATACTTCTTGAAAAGTATGGTTCTTTTGAAAACTTAAATGCAGTTAAGTACTATAAGACTAAAGAATTGAAAGATAGTTTAGGTGTTACTATTATTCCTGCTGATGTCATTTTGCCACTAAAACTAAAAACTGGAAATGGATTTATTGGAAGTGAGATAAGAAAAATTGCAAGTTCAAGTCATGCAAATGGAGTTTTTAAAATTGAAATTGGTGAAGGTGGATTTACAAGCAACCTTGCAGTTGGTGATGAAATAGAAGTAACCGGATATGAAAATACAATATTGAATGGAAAATATATTGTAAATCAAATTTATCTTGATCAAGCATTTGCCAATATAACTTTTGTAGATGTGACTCCAGACTCATCGATAGAAAATAATTCAACTGTGGTATCTCAAACCATTACTGGATCTGAAAGAATTGAATTCATACCAAAATCAACTGGAGGGATTCAAAACAATTATTATTATGAATACTATGATGCAGGTGAACAAAAATTGGTATTTGTTAATTCCATTCAATTTTTAGAACCTGTAACAAATCTTGAGTATGAAATGGAATTGGAAGATGAAAAAAGAAATATATTTTTACTCAAACCAAGATATCTAAACATAGTACTTAATGATCTTGAAGAAATTATGACATATAAAAAGGGTTCTTCACAGTACTTGTCAAGAACCCTTAAGAGAGCTGATAATATTAGACTATACGATTAATCAATCATCAACAAGTTTCTGGAAGTATGAAATAGCATCATCTTCATCTTCATCAGATTTAGATGAGAGATTGTTGAGTTGCTTGCTGAGAGATTCAGGAAGTTCACTCTCTTCACGACGTGAGTTGAAGTTTGGAGTATAAGAACCACGATCATTGTCCTCGTCATTAACCTCCTCATCTAGTTGTGGACGAGTAGCAGACTTTTGACCAAGAACATACTTCAGACGCTTTTCAAGATCTTCATAAGACTTGAACTGATCAGGAGCAGTAACTGCAGTCAAAGAATATTGCTTCTTCCACAGGGCTTCCAGAGCATCGTCATCATCCAGGAGTGGTGCAACTCGGTCGAACTCTGACTTGTCATAGTTCCAGTAACCATCCTTCTTGACGATTTTGATCTTGAAGTTTGCACCTTGCCAGAAGTCGAAAGGATTGATAGGAGTTTCGTCTTCAAACTCAGGTTGCATTGCTTCCATGATCTTATCAAAGATCTTCTTACCATACTTAAACAGAAAAACTTTACCTTCGTTTTGAGGATTTGCGGGATCCTTTACAACATAAATGTTGGAGTAATAGGAGAGTTTACGCTTCTGCTTACGAACAGTCTCCTTATCTTTTTCATTACCACTGTTCCAGAGTTCACGGTTGTGCTCAGAAACAGGATCTTTCTGACCGATAGTGGTCAGGGAGTTCTCAATATACCAACCACCAGGACCTTGGAAGGCATGAGAATACATCTTTGCCCAAGGGAGTTCTTCACCTTCTACTGCTGGAAGGAAACGGACGATTGCAAAACCATTTCCAGTCTTATCCATT